GATTGGAGCCAAGAAGAGGCTTCTACTTCCTTTTCGCCTGATTTCAGGTTCAAAAATTAATGGCAACCTCTAGAATCCCTCTTGCCCACAACATCGGCTCCCGTGATGGAACCTTAAATAAGGATTCAAAGCTAGGTAATGCCATTATTGAAGTAGAGAAGAAAGAGTCTATTGCAGCCGTTAAACGCCCAGGACTTAAGTCTTATCAAACCCTAACTGCAGGAGAAGGACTTGGTATCTTTGCCGCTGGTAGCCACCTACTTACTATTATTGGAACTAAGTTCTATGACAATGGCGTACTTAATGCTACCCCTGTCGATGGTGAGGATGAATACGATTTCATCTTCTCAGTAGACCAATCTCAGGTATTTTTTAAGAATGAGAACCACGGATATGTCTATACCATTGCAACAAGCACCATTTTGGATTTATCTGGCACCATAACGACCGAAAGTGGTACGACTGTTAGTGGTAGTCCTACGGTAACATTGTTTGCAGCTAACCCTGCAATTCAGGTTGGTCAAGTGGTTACTGGCACGGGAATCCCTGCTGGTACTTATGTTCTAACCGTATTTGGAGCGTCTCTGACGTTATCACAAAATGCTGCCTCTTCTGCTACCTCTACTCTTACCTTTACTACCTCTTATCCTGGTACTACTGTATCAGGTGCTGTTTTCGTAGACGGTTACTATGTTGTTGGAACTCCCGAAGGACTGTTGTATAACAGCAACGTGGAAGACCCTACGACTTGGCAAGCCATTAACTATCTTGGCGTGGTGTCTGATGCCGACCCATTATTGTGTATTGGTAGAACTATTAATTACATCGTTACGATGGGGTCTCATCATATTGAGTTCTTCTACGATGCAGGTGTAAGCCCAGGCAGTCCATTCCTTCCTTACCAGAACTCTGTAATTCAGTTTGGTGTAGCAGCAGAAGATTCTTTAGTACAAATGGACAATACCCTTGTTTGGATGGGTACAAGCCACCAAAAGGGCTTTCAAATGATGGCTATGTCAGGCCAGACTCCTCAAATTATCTCTAATCAGTATATTGAGAGGATTATCAATAACTGTAATCCTGACTCTGCTTATGCCTTTAGTATTAAGACATCAGGGCATTCATTATACGTATTAACCCTTAGAGACTTAGGGTATACCCTAGTATATGATTTTGCTCAAAACGGCTGGACATACTGGACTTCCACTGAAAATAACGTAGAAGGTTATTTTAAGGGTCAGTTCTATACCAAGTTTCAGAACATGGACTTAATCCAACATGAAACCAATGGTAAGGTCTATGAGTTTGACCCCAATACATATCAAGATGATGGCAATCCTATTACCGTATTAGCTCGTACCCCATTAATAGATGGCGGTACTAACCTACGTAAGTTCTGGAGAAGTGTCCAAGTAGTAGGAGATAAAATTGATTCTTATGCCCTATTACGATATACCTCAGATGATTATCAAACATATTCTGCGTGGCAGAACGTTAACCTAAATACCTCTAAATCCGAAGTCCATAGACTAGGACAAGGGCGTAGAAGGTCATTTGACTTACTTCACCAAGATAACGTACCATTGAGACTCGAATATTTCGAAGTAGACGTGGAATCGGGGGATACGTGATAACTTACCAAGAAGAAGCCTATTCTAAGTGTATAGATGAGCTTAAAGCCATTTATCCAGAGCATTATGAAGAATTGGCAGTAGAGAAGTCTGTACCACTTGAACCAGACTATGAAACATACCTTCTTCTTGAAAAACTTGGTAAAATCAGCTTAATAACCTGTCGTAAAGACAATGAATTAATTGGGTACATAATGTTCTTCATTAATACCCATATGCACTATAAGTCTTGTAAAGTAGCACATGAAGACATTTATTATCTAATGAAGCCTTATAGACAAGGTAGAATTGGGATAAAATTGTTCCAATACGCTGAACAAGCAATGAGAGAGAAAAAAATAGACAGGATTATCTTTGGTACTAAGGTGTATCTAGATAATTCTAAATTGTTCGAATATTTAGGGTATAGATTCTATGAGAAATTATATACCAAACTACTCTAGGATGAAACATGAGTGATTCAGTCAGCAGTTTTTTTAGTGGCGTTGGAGATGTAGCTTCCAGTGTTGGTAATGCAGTTGGAGGCGTTGCTCAAGACATTGGTAATTTGGGAGCAGGTTTTGACCAATTTGTTGGGTCTTCAATCCCAGGTGGATGGGCAGGATTAGGTGCTTTAGGTGCTGCTGCGTTTACTGGTGGTGCTTCTCTTGGACTAGATGCTGGATTAGTTGCTTCTGCTGATGCTACTGCCGCAGGATTGGGATATTCTTCTGCTGCCGAGGCTATTCAAGCTGGTGCCATTACTGCTGAAGGATTAGGACTTCCCGCTGCTACGACTGCTGCTGATTTAGCTGGTGTATCAGGTTCTGCTTCTGCAGGTTTTTCTGGATTGGGTAGTGCTACTTCTGGAGCAGGTGCAGCCTCATCTTTCACACCTGAAATGTTAGCGGCTGCTCAAGCCTCTTCTGACCCAGTTGGAATGTTGTCTTATTTGTCAGGTGCTACTCCACAAGAGATTGCTGCAGCTACTGGTTCAGGAGCACAAGCAAGCACATTATCACAGATGCTTGGATATGCTAAAACTGGTGCTGACATTGTTGGTGGCGTAGGAAAGATTGCTGGTGGAATTAAATCATTAGGTGCTGGTAAACAAGTTGGTCAATTACAAGCTGACCCTTATGCTCAGTATCGTGGACAAGCTGCTTCACAATTACAGAACCTATTAATGAACCCACAGTCTGTTACTCAGACTCCTGGATACCAATTTAACTTGTCACAAGGTATGCAAGGTTTACAGGCTCAACAAGCAGCACAAGGACGATTAGTCTCAGGTGGTGCTTTGTTACAAGGTCAACAATATGGACAGAATTTAGCTTCTCAAACATACCAACAACAACTACAGAACCTATCTACATTGTCAGGTGCTAGTCAATCTCCTGCTACTGGTGCTACTTCACAGGCTGGTTTAATTGCTGGACAACTAGGCGGTCAATTAGGTGGTTGGCAAGGTATTGCTGGTGGTGCTGGAAACGTATTAAACCCACTACAGACTTTGTACTCTCAGTATAATCAATCATCCCCTTCTGTAAGTTAAGGAACTATTATGGCAGCAGGAATTGGAACCGAATTATTTAATTTAGCTTCTAGCTTTGACCCCTACGGTGCGTATCGTGAAGGTGGTATGGCTCCTCAGAAGTATGATATTGAGCAACAAAAGCTAGACGTACAACAACAAGCCATGAAAGAAGCTCAACAAGAGTTGGGTGGAGCTAAACCTGCAGGAATGCAAGCTGGAGCACAACCTTTAGCTGGAATGGCTAAGAGTATGTTCCCTCCAGGTGTTGAGTTACAGACTCCAGATGGTATTCCTACCTCTTCAGGATTGTTTCAACAACAGATGACAAACTCCCAACAAGATTTAACTGCTTCTCAAAAGATGATGAAAGAAGCTACTGTTGCTAAAGCAATGGGTGATACCAAGAATTATGCTAATTTAGTATCTGAAGCTCGTCGTTTACAGACTACAGCCACCATTAACATGGGTAATGCCAAGAAAGAGTATCAAAAGTCTATTGATGATGGTCTAGAGTCTTTATATGGCGCAAATAGCCAGACTGAATACAATCAAAGACTACAAGATGCTTTAACTCGCACAGGTATGCCAATGCCAAAAGGAATTCCTGAAACATGGAGCCCAGATGTTCGTGCAACATTACTTTCTAAGATGTCTCCTGAGGCTCGTACTAAAGTTGAAAAAGAAGACCGTGCTGAAAAGAAAGCAGTTTCTGATGAAAAACATCGTCAACTTCAAGACCAAAGATTAGAAGCATTACTTCGCAATGGTCAAGGCGGTGGTAAAGAATCTCCTCAAGCTAGTCGTGTAATCCAAGCATTTACGCAAACCTCAGATGCACTTGAAAATCTTGCTAATTTGCCAATTACAACTACTGGCCCAATGTTTCAACAAAAACAATTTAATAGTTTGTATACAGCCCCACTATCTGCATTAAATCAGAAATTATCAGATGAAACATCACAAAAGTTACAAACTCGTATGACTGGTGTTGCTCGTGGATTGGCGGCATTGGAGTCTGGTGGTGCAGCAACTGGTTTAGTTGGATTGACAGATAGTATTGAAAAAGGTGTATTCATTCAAGCTGGTTCGTCTCTTAATGTCACATTAGATAAACTTGGTGAGATGCGTCGTATTGTTGAGTCTTCTGCAAAAGCTCAAATGAGTGACCCTAAGATTGCTCCAGAACGCAAAGCCTTAATTCAACAAGAATTAGACATAGTTCGCAAAGCAATTCCATTTACTCAAAAAGATATTGATAGGGCAGCAAAAGAAGCCCAAGACAATCCTGATATGAGTTTTACAGAATTTACTACAAAGAATCCAATTGGTGGTGAAAAGCCTCGTGGCACTGGTACTAAAGAAGACCCAATCAAACTAGATTAAAGACTACTATGCCAGTATATGAATACCAAGGTCAGCATTACGATATTTCTGAAACAGACCCTTCAAAAGCTAAAGAAAAGATTATTTCTCACCTTGGTAAGTCTGAGCCAGAAGCAAAAGTATCTGTAGAAGGTGCTCCTGCCGATATTCCAAAAACTGACTATAAACCCGCAACTGGATTGACAACACCACAAGTAACTGAAGGTGGTGCAGCATTGATGGCTCCAACTTCTCTTCGTAAAGAAGTTCCAATAGCCAAACAAACATTTGGATTTGACCCATCTCGTGTTAATAAAGTACCAATGTCAGAATATGGTTCTAATATTGCTAAAGGTGCTGCTACTGGTGGTGCTATTGGAGGATTAATTGGTGGTTTTACTGGCCCAGGAGCATTAGTTACTGGTGCTGGCGGTGCTGTAATGGGTGCCGCATCTGGATTAG